TCCCAACGAAAAGCACCGCCGTTAAAATCAAAAAAAACTTAATCATTTTTCTTTTTCCTTCTTCTTTCGTGTTCTTCGTAATTTAGCACCATTGCGCCAATCGCAAAGAAGCCAAAAAAAATACAAAGAATAATTCCTAAAATCAGCCCAATCATCTTTCTTCGTTATTTGAAGATTTGCTTGCAATGGCATCACTCACTGCAAAACCGATTTTTTGTCCGGCATTTACACCAAGATACAAAAGTGAAATGTAGAAAAAATCCTGTATTGCAGCTGTTAAAAGCTCAATCGCAGTCTTTGCTTCCAAAATGTTTTTTATGCAGCAAATAATAACAACGACAGCAACAACAAAAGTAATCACACCCCAGACAATCCAGACAAGAAATTTCCTGCTTTGAAATTTACTTGCTTTCTCTTTTTCGCCAGTTCCGCTTTCTTTTTCTTCGCTCATTTTTGCACCTCGCTTTTAAAAGATTTAAACTACTCACGTGAGTAGTTGAGATTCACTTGTACACCTCGCGTATTTTTACAAGATGTTCTATAAGTTCCTGCGTCCAGTTTTGCATCCTGTGTTTAAATTCCGCCGTCTTGAATTCTTCTTTCACGCCCAGCCCGTAAACCAGGGAACAGATTTCTTCCTGTTTAATTTCGATGTAGGCGGTTTTTGTGTTCAAATGGTTAAAGGTTATCCATTCCACAACCTTGTCATAACACCGTTCAAGAATATATTTTGTAAAATATCCGTTGTACTCGCTTTCGTCTGTTATGATTTTTGACCGCAAGCTCATAATGAACAAATGCGCCCATTCCACTTGTTGCCTTATAATTTCCCGCTCTTTTTGATCCTCACCAATCTTTACAGCTTTAGTGTGAATTGTTATCAGTCCGACTTTTGCAAGAAAAGCAATCAACGCAATAAGCACGGCTAAAAACACAAGTACCATCCATGTATTTTTACTTGTCAAAACTGTGCTTATTGCTTCCCACATTGCTTAACCTCTTTGTCTAAAATTTTCTTCACGTAATGCGGCAAATGCTGCCACACCATCGCATTAACTTTTTCATGCTTTTCAGTCCACCAGTTTTCACCGTCATAAAAAGCCGGAACTTCAACGCCGCCTTCGGAACAAACCCACTTCATAGAACTGTCATTCGGCGGCGTAACTTTCGCATCCCGCCATTCTTTTTTAAGCCGCTCATTCGTAATCATCCAGTCAAAATGTGCAAGCGTGTAATAACCGTTTCTGTATCGCTCACTGTTTTTCTTTTCCAGCTCCAGAAGTCCGCGCATCCTGTTAAGCTCTTTTTGCTGGTCAATAATCACACTTACAAGCTGCTGTTTTTCCATCTGTTCAAGTGCCTTGTCTTCCGGCTCTTTTACAATCAAATCTTCCATGCCGTTCATTCTTTGCCCCCTGTGCCGCCTTCAGAAGAAGGGCTTGAACTTCCGTTCAGCTCGCTTTCATCGTTAATTGGTTCCGCGTCAATGTCCGTATAAACTGGCTCTCCGTTGTTGTTTTCGTCCACGTGCGGAATAAAGCCCGTGCGCTTCATCAAAGCCCGCTCTTTTTTCTGTTGTTGCAAAACCTGTTTTAACGTCATGCCGCTATTGCGTAATGCTTCTTTGTCAAAAGTAGAAAATCCGTTATCAACGGCAAGTTGGCTGGCTCTGATTTCTTTTTCGCGGTCAACGCTAGGGCGGCTAAGTCCAAGCCATGTGCATTGAAGCCAAGCAGAAATAACCCGCCATTTTGCAACATCGCCGTAAGCCTGCAAAAATCCCGGCGCGTCAAGCTGACCTTGTAAAATTGCCTGTGTAATAAAAGCGTTGTAGATATTTTGGCAAAAAGTATCTGCGTTCTTTTTAATCTGACGGCTAAGGTAAACTTCAAATTCATTGTTTGCCTGTCTTGAAGCTGAATAGTTGTTGCCAAATTTCAGCATCAAGATTTCCGGCGGAATTCCGTGCGTCCATGCAAGCCCGGAAATAATAGCTTCTTCAAAAGTGCGGTAATTCACATTAGGGCGGTTTGTTGCAGGGCTTACAATCTTCTGGCCCGGATCCAAATCATCAAAGAAGGTTCCCGGCTTCATTTCCCGCAAATCATCGCCAATTTTTTTATCTGGAAATGGGTTGTAATCTTTTGGTTCAGCAGGTGTAGTTCCAACCGTAGGGCGTAACCGTGCCAGGCCGTCGCTAGGTCTTGCGCCTTTTGCGCTTTCCTGCGAACGCTCCACAAAGAAGGCAAGCATAGCGTTAATGACCGCGGCGCGTGTTTCGGCGTCGCGGTAGCGGTCAAGTTCTTTAAGCATATAAAGCGTATCAGCCAAAAACGGTTCGCCCCTGGTATCGTCAAGCAGTGTTTCGCTTCCGTAAACCATCCAGCTTATAAGCCGCCCCGATTTTTCGCCCCTTGTCGGTACACGCTCAAAATGAACATCGCCGTTAATTTCAGTACGAATATGAAAAGCAACCTTTTTTCCGTATTTGTCAAACTCTACGCCGTGTTTAATCCAGTTGCCGCCTTTTGGTGTGTAATTATCCGGCGTTCTTATGTTGTCGCCGTTTACCCACTGCCAGCGCGGTAAACCTGTTTTATTGTCAATGCGTGAAATAATGATACCGTCGCCGCATACCAGGCTTTCAAAGCGAACTTGTTCCTGGAACGCTCCAAAATTCTGTTTTTTGCCCCAGTCAAAAACTGCCGGGGTAGAAGCGTATAAATCAAACTCTGTGGAAAATTTTTCTGCGTAATCAGTGGCTTTTTCTTCCTGTTCGTCTTCGCTCTTTTTTGACCAGATGACAGAACCAACAGGCATAGGGGCCGCAACAAGCCCCGTGTGAATCTCATTCCAAAGTAAACGGCGGATAATACCTTTTGCGTACAGGTTTTCTTTGAATAAACGCAAAGAACGCTTGCGCAGCGTCCAGTAATCAACAAAAACAAAATCAGTAATTGGCCCGAAACTTCCTTCAAACTTTGAACCGTTCCAGGCATCCTGCGCTAAATCCATTAAATACAGGTTGTAATTATCAAGTGTCTTTTCAATCATTTAAAACCCCGGAACAATACGCCGTGCCGCGCATCCGTTCATGCCCAGCGACCGTTCAAGCTGTGCAATCTCTGCAATCAGCTTTGACCGCCAGCTCATTAAATTGCTAATATCAGTTCTTTTCACCGTCTGCCTGTCCTGCCCGGTGTCAATCGTGTATTCGGCGATTCCGTCCGCGCCTTCCGGCGAATTAAAATAAGCAATGGCCGCGTCAATCTCGCCTAGAATCAGCCTGTCGTTTGCAAGCTGTTCAGTCCATAAATCGCGGCTGTCTTTGTTAAGGTATTTTTCTGCGCCCGGTAATAACATAGTTCAAGAATAACCGCCACCCGCTCAAACTCGCTATACCGAAAAAGAAAAAGGGCTACTACTCACGTGAGTAATAGCCCTAGTAAAAGTTTGATTTGTCCACGGCTTAAAATATCCAAATATCGCCGCTTAATTAAGTTTTCAACAAATAATCAACAATCAAAAAGAGTGTTTTATATTTTCCATAACCGCGTTTTTACAGAACTTTGCCGTAGCAATTCCGCTTTCACTTGCAGCCTTTTTAATCAGCTCCATTTCTTCCGAACTTACCCGGATTTGAATTTTAAGCGACCCGGTCGGTTTTCTTCCCGCTCCAGGTCTTGCACCGCCGCGCCCGCTCTTCTTAGTCTTTTCGCCATCTGTCTTTGTCATGCCTTTATTTTATCCACAACTAGAAAAGTGTCAATCATTTTTCATTTATTGATTCTTTGAGAATCTGCCCGAACAATGCCCGCGCAAAATTAGGCGGTACGGCATTTCCTATCTGTTTGACAACATCAACTTTTGTGCCTGTAAAAATATAGTCTTCCGGGAATCCTGTAGCCGCCGCAAGTTCTTTCGGTTGCAGCATCCTAAAGCCTAGTTCAATTCCGTATTTATCAGTTCCAATAAGTGCGTATCTGTCTTTTGTTGTAAGTGTTGGAATCGGCTCTTTTAATGAAACAGCGTGGCCGTTTCCGTAATACTGAATCAGCATTGGCGAAACCAGGCAATGTTCCTGTTTTGTGCAGATTGTAGAAAGCGGCTCATTCAATCTTCTGTTTCTCTGCCGTGCGGATGTTTGGCCGATAGCGGAAATAAAAGGTTCTACAAGCCCGTATCTATTTGAACAGTCAAGGGTAGAAACTGGTTCATTGATTGAATGAACTCTGTTGTTTCCTTTGTTGTATCTGCATAAAAAGGGTGTAATAAGCATGTGATGTGCGCCGCTGCAAGAAATTGTTGAAAGCGGTTTTTCTATACTTTCGGCTTTAGATTGTCCGTACAGTCGAGCGATAAAAGGAACGGCTGAATCTCCCCAGAATTCTTTAATCCCGTATTCAATACGCCGCATTGTTGCCGCTGCTAATGGCTTTTTTCTCTGGCTGATAATTTGACTAGGAATCGACCAGTCTATTATTTCCGCTGCGCTATGCCAGTTTGGTAAAATCAAATCACCGCCTTTTACATTCGTTGGTTCCGGCCACAAAATCTGCTTGCCGCAATCTTTTCTTACAGCTTGAATAAAAAGCCGTCTTCTTGAAGTAGGCGCACCATAATCAGCAGCGCACAAAACCTGCCAATCAACAATATAATTCAGCGACCGCAAGCCGGAAATAAAAGCGTCAAAAGTTTTTCCCTTGCATTCTTTTATTATTTTTCCTTCTGGATCTAACGGCCCCCATGTTCTGAATTCCGGCACATTCTCAATAATAATTCTTTTTGGTCTAAGTTCTTCTGCAAATCTAAGCACTTCCCATGCTGGCGACCTCATATCTTCAGAACGCGGTTTGCCACCTCTGGCCGTTGAAAAATGCTGACATCCGGGACTTGCCCACATTAAATCAGTGTTTTTGCTTGCCTTCAGCGTTTGCGGCTGTATGTGTTGCACATTTTCGCAACGGTGTTCCGCAAAAGGATAATTCTTTGAATGCGTTTCAATCGCTCTTTCCCAGTGGTTAATTGCGCTCATGTTTACATCAAAATTATAATCATGCGCAGCTTCTATAAGTCCTGTAGATTCACCACCGCCACCGCAGAACATATCAACAATATTAAGTTTGCCCATTTTTTTTCAGTACGTCCTTACCCCGTGATAATGCAGCACAAATTTTTTGCCGTCCAAGCTGAATGCTTCTACATACAAAAAGCCCTTAATCCAGTAATCACGCGCCATGTCAACGGCAGATTTGTAATCGCCAAATTCCCTGCCGACCATCAAGCCGTTTCTGTCTATTGCCCTTAAAGCTATTTTGTCCGATTGCTTTTCGATAAAATCAGCGCGTTCTTTTGCCATTGCATATTCCATCGTGTGAACATTCGGAATATAAGATAATTCTGCCTTCATGTTTTGAACCTCTGCATAAATGTTATTATTACGGCTAAACTATCGCTATACCGATAAATAAAACTTTTTAGCGGTTAAACAATCTGGTAACACCTTTGATTTTTCGTGAAGTTGCATGGCAGGGCGGCTGCCCTGCCAGTTTTTTTTTATGCCGCTTCTTTTGTTCCGTACAGAATATAATCAACAGCTTTTTCAGCCTTGCTTGCCGCGCTTACAATCATGCGCGGATCGTTTTTAAGAACTCTAAGCCAGCTCTGCAAGTAAGCAACTGAATTGTTGAAAGTCTTTTCTGTGTTCAGTCCGGCAACACTTGAGAGCATTGCGCTTCCGATTTCTGCAACAAGTTCTTCTTTGCTGTAATCCTCGTTGCCGAAGAAAGCAGTGCTTGAAAGGCGGTCAAGTCTGATTGCCGCGCCTGTTGAATGTGTCATTTCGTGAAACAAGGTTAAATAAAATTCATCGCTGTTTTCAAACTGATTCAGTTCCGGCACGTGAACTTCATCAAAAGAAGGGCTGTAGTATGCGCGATCTGATTTCTCCACGAAAAGGCGGCAGCTTTCACGCTCAAAGTAAGTGTTCTTTACGTCTTCTGCGCTTTCAACTTCCATATTGGCAAAGTCGATGTTTTTAAGAGGTTCAACGCCCTCGACTTGTGAAATGTGAAAAACAGTGTAATAGCGAAGAATCGGAAAAGATTTTACCTTTTCAGTTCCATCTTCCTGCTTTTCGGTCTTATTGATGAAATTCCAGTAAGTAACAATGTTTCCCTTTTCCCCTGCCTTAACCTTGCCGCCAAGCTCATTCCACTGTTTGAGCGTTGCATATTCGCCGTCAAAAGGCAAAAGAAGCTGGTTCAAAACAGAATAGCCTTTTTTGCTTACGCGGTTGAATTTTGCCATTCCGCCATGACATGGTTTGTGCCACGGAATAATTCCCTTTTCCATCTGCTTGATGATTTTGTCTGTTACGATTTCATAAACTGTCATATTCATACCCCTTTAATTAGTGTTTTCCGCTTTGTTTCACTTGATAATTTAATATTACATTATTTCGTTTAATTTGTCAATGTAAAATTAAATTACTTTGTGTAATTTTTATAATTTTTATTGATTTATTTAATTTTTTTGTTTACTATTTAGATTATGGATATAGCAAAGTATATTAGAATGTGTTGCATAGAACGAAATAATATGCAAATGAAGGAACTTTCCGAAAAAACGGAACAGACACAGCAGAATCTTACAAATAAAATGCGCAACAATAATTTTAAGACTTCCGAACTTGAAAAAATTGCCGCTGCTTTGGATTCGCACCTTGAAATAAAGTTTATCGACAACGCAACAGGTCACCCGATTATTTAACTTTTTTTTCTGACTACTCACGTGAGTAGTCTTTTTTTTGCAAATATTTTTTGTTTTTCCTCTTGACAATACGCATAATGCGTATTATATTATAAGTATGAAAGACAAAGAGCTTTTAAGTCTTTTACAAAAGGATGGCTGGTTGCTAGACCGAATAAACGGCAGCCACTACATCTTGGTAAAAGACAATCAGACAATATCCCTGCCAATCCACGGCAAGGATATGAAAAAAGGGTTAGAAACCGCAATCCTAAAGAAAGCGGGTCTAAAGTAAAAGCAAATGCGGGCGTAAGCCCGCAAGGAGTATAGATTTATGAATATTGTTTATCCGGCAATCTGCCACTTTGAAGACGGCGGCTATTGGTGTGAATTTCCAGATTTGGACGGTTGCTTCTCGCAGGGTGATACAGAATTAGAGATTGTGGAAAATGCAAAAGAAGCTCTTGAAGGTTATGTCATTTCAGTTCTTGAAAAAGGCGGCAATCTTCCAGAAGCAAGCACAATCACAAGTATTCATGCAAAGGAAGGTGATTTTTCAACTTACATTTCCTGCGATATATCAAACAGCGGCAAGTTTGTAAGAAAAAATGTAACTCTTCCAGAATGGCTTTCTGCTCGCGCTGAAAAAGCTGCAATCAATTTTAGTCAAACATTGCAGGAATCCTTGTATAAAAAACTTGGTATTGCCGCAACAATAACCGCGTAAAGCATTAAGAATGGCAACTACTCACGTGAGTAGTTGCCGCTTTTTTCTTAGAATAACACTGGCTGCCCGCCGTCCATTTCAAAAAGGCTTTGCTGTGCAATCCAGCTTTTAAAACGCTTTTCCTGCAAAAGGAAATATTCAGTGTCCTTTTCGCATCCT